CAAGCTTTGTTAAGATTCAGACAAGGAAACTTTATATCGCATCCAGAGGATTACGAGGATGAGCCTGGTGTTTTACAGATGCGAGAATATTATTAGGGGGCAACATGGGACTAGCAGAGGAATATGCAAAATATTTAGGTGAGAGTAACAGACTATTAAAAAATCCATTGAAAGAAGCTAAAAAAGTATTGGAAGGTGCTTCTGAAGAAAAAATAGAAAAAATTAAAAAGATGATCGAAGAAGATGCAAATATGGAAAAAGGCATAGAGAATGTCAAAACAAGTTTAGCCATAGGCAAACTTGGCAGTGGTAAGAACAAGAATCCAAAGAAAGAGGGTCAAGGACTAAAAGAAGGCGATAGCACCGACTTTGGTATGCTATCAGTAAAAGCAGGTATAGATAATAATCCAAAACCAACACAAGCTGATAGAATAGCTGGAGCTACAAAAGGCGAAAAGAAAAAAGCTAAAGGTGGTGTAAGAACTGCAATAGCTAAAATTAAGAAAGCGAAAGACGGTGCACGTACCGGTGTCCGTGGAACTGGCGCAGCTAAAAGAGGCTTTAGAAAAGCTAAATTAAGTTAGGAGGCAACATGGCAATAAGCGAGAAAGGTGTAAAAGCAGCAAAAGATCTTAAACCAAAGTCTGACACACCCACACTTGAAAAAATAACTAAATTTTTTAGTGAAAATATGACAGATGAAGAGATTATAAAAACTGCTAAAGATGTATTTGGATCAGCATTTGAAAATATGAGTCTAGAATTTTTGAAAAAAAATATAAAAAATAACCCAAAGAAAAAGGGTGAAGGACTAAAAGAAGGTAGAAGCACTAGAAAAGTAACCAAGGTCCGTGGTACAGGTGCAGCTACCAAAGGTTTTAGAAAAGCAAGAATTAGTTAGATGAGTGATGATCGAATAGGACAACCAGTAGGTTTCTCTAATTTAATTTTAAAGATGGGCAAAGATATTGCCGATACACAATATAAAGCCGGAGATATTACTGCAGATGAATATAAGGAAAGGATTAAAATACTTTATCCTGGACTAGAGCTTATTGAATTACCTGATAAAAAAGCAGACGGCGGTAAGCCTAAGAAGTTTCAATCAGGACGTTCAAGCGCATTAGATGATCCTAACTCACTTGATGTTATGGCTCCTTTTAAATCACCAGACATGGGTTTGGGTAGCGCACCTATTGGTGATGTAAGACAACTATTACCTCTATTAGCTATGGGTGCTTTTGCAGCAACTCCATCAATTGTAAATAAATCAGAGCCGGTTGAAGAGGATGTAATCTATACTCCAGGTGGTGTAATTATAAAACCTCCAGCAGGGCTTAGTGAAGAAGAAAAGAAAAGATTAGGATTAGGTGGTTACGCACCTGTGGGTGGAGGTATGACTCCAACAGATGAAAAAGATAAGCTACCTCAATCAACAGGAGGTCCACCCCCTGAACAAATAGATACGTCTATTGTAGATCCAATACCTGAACCTATTGATATGGGAGGAGGATTTACTCCTATACCTGAAGAAGAAAGAATGCAGATTCTGACAATGGGCGATAAAAAAGAATCTAAAGCATTAGTGCCTACAAAGATGATGGAAAACATAGATGATATTGATATTGGAGAAAAACCAATCAATGACAGATTTAGTAAAGTAGATGACTACATAAAATCAAATTACTCTGGCAATGAGAAGAAAACTTTAGAACAATGGACAAATGAATTGACCGATCCTCAAAAGGGTTTAGGTCTAGAATTAAGGGATAGCGGTAAATTAGGATTTTTAAATAACGCCATAGCTGCAGGTAGAGATAAAGATAAATTAACTTCTGCTGAACTTTTAGAATTATTTAATTCATCAGATATACCTAATCAGATTGCTGCAAACTACTTTACTGGGTCAGCTAAAAAACTTGGTGAAGATCAAGAGCTTTTACCACAAAATGTAAGAACAGAATTACAAAGATTAAATGAAATGGATATGGTTTTTCGTCCAGGGCCATTAGGTGATTTTATGGCAGAGTATAAAAGTGCCGTGGAACAACAACTAACAAAAGTAAAAGATGCACGTAACAGAGAAGAAGCATCATTAGCTTTAGCAGAAATACCAAATATTTTTGATGAAATACTAGACAGATATCCAGATGTAACTGCGGATATGGTTAGCAAAACAAGACAGAACAATACAATCTTAACTGCAATAAGTAATACGAGAGAAACATTAGCTAACAATCAGTTTACTAATGAACACATGACAGTTGGTTTTCCTAATTTACGTGTAGAAAATTATTCTGTGCTAACGCATTCATTTGATCCAGCATATGGTCAAGCATCACGTTTAGATGCACATAACGAAACACACCCGCTAAGTGGTCATGACATAGCTTTTTCTAGATCTGCAAAACTTTTAAATTATGCAAATGACAAAAAAGGCACAGTGATGATGGAATTACAAACTGATATATTTGATGGTAAGGTAAAGGCAGAAAACATTAAGTTTCCTGGATCTCAACCAAAAGAAGGTTCTGATTTACGCTATGAAGATGCAAATGATAATTTTTATCCGTTTTCAGGTGGTGCTCAATATTGGATCAAACAAGTTGTTAAAGATAATTTAGAAAAAGCAATAGCAGATGGTGATGCATTTTTAGGTTGGTCACCTGCAGATGTTGTTGCTGTATATGAACAAGCAGGTGATTCACAAAGTGATGTGTACAAAGGATTTAAAACTATTTATGATGGAAGAATAGCAAAGTACATAAAAGATATTAATAAAGATATTACCAAAAGAGGTAAGCAATTAGGTTTAAATGATGAACAACTAAAATCTGTACAACTTCAAGTTAAGGATAATGGAGTATATAGATTTGAAAGAAGACCTGGAGATGGATACTCTTACCCAACATCTGATCAATATGTTGCAAAAATGGATCAATTTCCTGGTTTAAAAAATCATGTAAGGGTTGCAGGAAATAACAAAGATCTAGTATTAATCAATATGCCTTATATTGACTTACAAGCCGAGGGATTTGATTTAGAGTTGTTTAAAAAGATTGGTTTGCCTCAGTTTAAAAAGGGTGGTAAAACATCCAATGATAACAAGGGTGATCCCTTAATTGACATAGAAATATTCATGGGCAGCATATAATGGCAATAGATAAAAAAATTAATCCAATAAACCCTCCAATAGAAGAGCTTCCAAGAATTGATCAATATGCAGGAGGCACTGTTGAGGTAGATGTAAATACTGGTCAGCAATCGCCTGTTCAAATGTTACAAGATGGTGGCGCTATATTTGGACAACCAACAATGCCACAAGGTCCAATGCATGATGATAACTTAGCAGATTTTATTGATGAAACTGAACTCGAAAAAATCTCATCTGATTTAATGTCAGACTATCTTAACGACAAAGAAACTCGAAATGATTGGGAGCACGGATACACTCAAGGATTAGATTTACTAGGTTTTAAGTATGAAGATAGATCTCAACCTTTTCAAGGTGCAAGTGGAGTTACACATCCACTATTAGCAGAATCAGTTACTCAATTTCAAGCTCAAGCTTATAAAGAATTGTTACCAGCTGGAGGTCCCGTTAAATGTAATATTGTTGGTTCAGAAACTCCTCAAGTAGAAGAGCAGGCAAGAAGAGTACGTGAGTTTATGAATTATCAGATTACGGAAGTAATGGAAGAGTACGATTCTGATATGGATCAAATGTTATTTTTCTTAGCACTTGCAGGATCTGCATTTAAAAAAATTTATTATGATTCAAATTTAGACAGAGCTGTAGCAAAGTTTATTCCTGTCGAAGATTTAGTTGTTCCTTATCACTCTACAGATTTAGAAACTGCGCCTAGAATTACTCATGTTTTAAAACAAAATAAAAATGATGTTAGAAAAAGTCAGGTTAATGGATTTTACAGAGACGTAGAATTAGAAGCTGTTAATAAACAAGATTCAATTCAAGAAAAGTATGACAAGATTGATGGAGTTACACCAAATGATAATCAGTATGATGATCAATGTACATTATTAGAAATGCATTGTGATTTAGACATACCTGGTTTCGAAGATGTAGGTTTGAACAACGTGCCCACAGGTGTTAAACTGCCCTACATTGTTACAATTGATGAGGGCTCAAGAAAAGTTTTATCCATTAGACGTAACTATAGACAAGAAGATCCTAAAAAGAAAAAGATACAATACTTTGTACACTATCGTTTTTTGCCAGGTCTTGGCTTCTATGGTTTTGGTCTTATTCACATGCTTGGTGGTTTATCCAGAACGGCTACCTCTGCGCTTCGTCAACTCATCGATGCGGGGACACTTTCAAATTTACCAGCAGGTTTTAAAGCTAGAGGACTTAGAATTCGTGATGATGACAACCCATTACAACCAGGTGAATTTAGAGATGTTGATGCACCAGGAGGAGATCTAAGACAAAATTTTGTACCGCTTCCTTACAAGGAGCCTAGTCAAACATTAATGCAACTTCTAGGTTTTTGTGTAGATGCAGGTAAAAGATTTGCGGCTGTTGCTGATGCAAAGATAGCTGATTCAAATAACGCTAATCCTGTTGGAACAACTATGGCTATGATTGAGCAAGGCACTAAAGTTATGAGTGCTATTCACAAGAGATGTCATTATGCACAAAGAACTGAATTTAAATTATTAGCTAGAGTCTTTCAACTATACCTACCTCCCGAGTATCCTTATGACGTCACAGGAGGTCAAAGATTTATAAAACAAACAGATTTTGATAATAGAATAGATATCATTCCTGTATCTGATCCTAGTATTTTTTCTATGTCACAAAGAATACAAATGGCTCAAGCTCAATTACAGCTGGCACAAACTAATCCACAAATTCATAATACCTATGAGGCTTACAGAAGAATGTATCAAGCACTAGGTATACAAAACATCGATGCAATTTTACCTCCACCAGCAAGACCTATGCCTAAAGACCCTGTAATAGAAAATGCTGAGTTATTAAATAAAAAAACTGCAAAAGCATTTCCTGATCAAGATCACGTAGCTCACATTGCTACACATAGAGCTTTTATGTCTTCAGTATTAACAAGAACTATGCCTGATGTTTTAATTAATACAACTTCACATGTGTTAGAACATGTGTCTCAACTCGCTATAAAAAATGTAATGGAGAAAAACAAAGAAAAGTTAGAGCAAATTGCTGAGCAGTTTGGTGGTCAAGTTCCAGAGCAAGTGCAAATACAATTACAAAATTTATTAAACGAACAAATAGCACAAGTTCAATCTGAAATAATGAATCAACTCATAGCAGAAGAACAAGAATATTTAGAGGGCACAGGAGAAGATCCTTTAGTAGATCTTAAAAAAGAGGAGATAGATATTGAAAGACAAAGAGTTATGGCTGATGCAATGGCTAAACAAGCTAAAACACAAATAGATATGGCAAAATTAGAGCAGAAAGCTATGATTGACGCTGCTAAATTACAGCAAACTGCAGAATTAGCTGCACAGAGAAATAACATACAAATGCAAAAATTAAATGCCACTCGCCGTAGGTAAATCTCAAAAGACAATATCTAAAAATATTAAGATGTTAAAAAAAGAGGGTAAACCGATGAAACAAGCAGTTGCCATAGCATTATCTAAAGCCGGTAAGAAAAAAAAGAAAAGAAAAAGAAGTTGATAAATCTCAAATTGTGTCCATAATACTTATATGGAAGCACCGCAAATAAATAAAATTGTAGATGATCTAATAAATTACGCTTTTCAAGACAATTTTTCTGAGGAGGAAAGAATGGTTGTAGCATCTTTGTTTATGACTGCTGCACAAATGATCTATTTACAAACAATGGGCGAAAGTGGTAAGAAGGCTTTTGAGAATGATAAAGATAACATGCTCAAAGAGAAAAAACCAACGTTACACTAAGAGGTCTTATGAAATTTAAACAAGCAAAAATAGAAACTGTAAAGTCAACAAACCCTTTTCCTAACCCTACTGTCGCTGACACAGCTGCTGTAACTATGCCAGCGTTTGTTGTAAAAGATAATAAAGGTCCGGGTCCAAAAGGGCAGACTAGCAGGCAACAAATCAAAAAAGTTGCATTTAAGGGCGTAAAGTAATAAAACCCTCATAACAAGGAGGTTTCTATGAAACTTTTAACAGATCTATGGGATCATCTGAAAGAATGGTCTGATTGGAGCATGAAAGACTGGATTAAAGCTGGAATTGTGGCTATAATCGTAATCATATTAATTGGAGCAATATAAAAAGAATTTATGGTATGGCAATTACTAGCAAAACCACTTCTTGGCGTCGTCGCTGATGGCGTCAAGGGTTTTGTCGAAACAAAAAAAGCAAAGCAAGAATTAAAACTTACTGAAATTAAAGCTACACAGAAACTTAAAGAAGATCAAATTGCCGGTAAAGTTGCATGGGAGCAAAGTGCAGTTGATCAAATGAAAGGAAGCTGGAAAGATGAGGTAGCATTAATTGTCCTACTACTTCCAGCGGTTTTAGTATTCACGCCCTTACAAGAACACGTGCATCGTGGTTTTCTCGCACTGCAGGACCTGCCGTCGTATTATCATAATTTGTTGTACATTGCGATATCTGCTAGCTTCGGCATCAAGGCGGGATCTAGTGCAATAGGATTATTTAAAAAGAAGTAATGAGTTACGAAGAATTATCAAACTCAGTAAAATTAAGTGAAGGTTTTAAAAATAAAATTTATCAAGATACTGAAGGGTTTGACACTATAGGCTGGGGCCATAAAGTTGTTCAAGGTGATCCGTTTAAACCAGGAGTAGAATATACTGAAAATGATTTACAAGCAGTATTTGATAAAGATTTAAGTAGAGCTGTAGCTCAAATGAAACAATTATTAATTGAGAATGGCATTGATGAAGTGCCGGAACAAGCCCAACACGTCTTAACGGAGATGTGCTTTCAACTTGGTAAAACAGGCGTTGCTAAGTTTAAGAATATGTGGAAATGCCTGCAAGAAGACAATTTTATTGGCGCAAGTTATGAGATGCTTGATTCCAGGTGGAATAAACAGACACCTAATCGATGCAAAAAATTGTCCGATAAAATGAAATCATGCGGTTAGAAAATTTTTTTACAGCTTACAAAAAACAATTAATTGATAGACAAAAGGCGGTTGAAGAGTCTATAACCAGTGGACTGTGTAAAGACTGGTCAGATTATAAATATTTGACTGGTAAAAATGCAGCATTAAAAAACGAGATACAGGAACTCACGGACCTGCTAAAGAAAACGGAGCTAGAAGATGACGACTAAACCAAAACTTATTGTCCCTAAACACATTTGGGATGGTAAAGCTGCTGCTAAAGCAAAGAGTGAATTAGAAAAAGTGCCAGAGCCTTGCGGGTACAAAATAGTATTATTTCCATTAAAATTAGATAAAAAAACATCATCTGGAATTCATCTTACAGATCAAACTGTAGAGGAATCACAGATATCAACAAACATTTGTAAGGTTTTAAAAATAGGTAGCGATTGCTATCTGGATAAAACAAAGTTTCCTAGTGGTCCTTTTTGTAAAGTTGATGACTGGGTTATCATTGCCAAGTACGCAGGTGCTAGAATCAAGATTGATGGCGGTGAGCTACGTATAGTCAATGATGACGAAATAATGGCAAAGGTAAGAGATCCTAGAGATATATTACCACCTAACTTATTATAAAATTGGAGAAACCTATGCAACCACAACCAAATACTGAAGATAAAAAAATGGTTCCTCTAGACACATCAGGTGAGGCTGTTGATGTCGAAATAAAAGAGGAAAATAAAAAAGAGTCTGATGTTCAAGTAACTCAGGAAGCAGCTCCTGCTGAAGAGCCAAAGAAAGAATCTAAAGAACATGATGAGTATTCTAATAAAGTTCAGACTAGAATTAATGATTTAACAAAAAGATGGAGAGAAGAAGAGAGAAAAGCAGAAGCTGCTTTACAATATGCTAAATCTGTAAAAGCAGAAAATGATAATCTTAAAACTCAAAAAGATACATTAGATCAGTCTTATATAAATGAATTTAAAAACAGAGCTGCTGCTGAAGAAAAACAATTGCAAAATCAATTACAAGAAGCTTTGCAGGCTCAAGATTTTAAAAAACAAGCAGAGCTTCAAGCAAAACTTACTGATGCTGTTTTGCAAAGACAGAGGGCAGAGTTAACTTTAAAAAATAAACAAGCAGAGGCTGAAAAGCCCGTAGAGGAAAAACCTGCTCCTAATTTTCAAGCTACACAACCACAACCAGCGTCAGATCCTGAGCCAAGTGAAAAAGCTAAGGCATGGGTGGCAAAAAACAAATGGTTTGGTAATGGCTCAGCTGATGAACATGATTTGATTAAAACTATGGCTACGTATGGGATTCACAGACAATTAGTTATGGAAGGTTTTAATACTGAGTCAGATGATTACTATAGTGAAATTGATGCTAGACTTAATGCAAGATTTAATGATAATAGTAATACAACAACTAATTCAAGCAGCAGGCCCGCTCAGACTGTTGCTGGAGCTGCCAGAAATGGCAGTGCTACTGGGCGCAACACTGTGAGACTCTCGCCAACACAAGTACAAATTGCTAAAAAATTGGGCGTGCCACTAGAAGAATACGCAAAACAAGTGCAGCAAATTGCTGCCAAGAATACGTGAAGATTGGAGGCGTAAATGAATAAAATAAACAAAACTTCGCGCACACAAGAAACCCGTGAAAAGGTTGCTCGTAAGAGGGAATGGGTTCCCCCTTCAAATCTTGATGCGCCTGAACCACCAGATGGTTTTCATCACCGGTGGTGTAGAGCCGAGTACAGAGGTATGTCTGATGAAAAAAATATGATTGGACGTATTAGAAGTGGATATGAGCCAGTAATGGCTGATCAATATCCCGATAGAAAGGATTTACCTTCTATCGCTGACGGCAAATACAAAGGAGCAATAGGAGTTGGTGGATTAGTTTTGATGAGATGTCCTTTGGAAATCAAAGAGTCTAGAGACAATTATTTTGCTGGACGGACTCATGACCAAAATAAATCCGTTGAAAAAGATCTACATAAAGACGAGCATCCAAGCATGCCTATCTCACAAGAGAGGCAGAGCAGAGTAACATTTGGAGGCAAGAAGTCTTAATAAGTAAGATTAATGTCTCTAAAATAATTTAGGAGACTACTATGGCTAACATAGACCAAGCTTTTGGTTTAAGACCAATAGCTAAAGTTGGTTCTGCCCCTGGCGGAACAACAGGTACTACTAAATACTCAATTGCAAGCGGAGCAAGTGGCATATTTACTGGTGACCCAGTTAAACAAGCAAACGACGGCACAGTCGTTGTAGCAACAGCGGGCGATGCGATAAGAGGAGTATTTATGGGTTGTTTCTATACAGACCCAAGTACAGATAAGCCTAGATTTAATAACACGTTCCCTAACGGAACGGCGGCATCTGATGCGATAGCATTTGTAGCTGATGATCCTCATCAGTTATTTATTGTTCAGCAAGACTCAGACGCAAATAATCTAGTAGCTGCAAATTTAAACGAAAATTGTAATCTAATTTTCGGATCTGGTAGCACCACTACGGGTATATCAGGTGTAGAAATTGATTCGAGTTCCAAAAATACTACGGCTGCACTTCAGGTGAAGTTAATTGATTTTTATGACGTACCGAGTAATGACGCGACAGCGAACAACTCAATCTTTGTTGTAAAAATTAACAACCATGAACTGAATGGTGGTACTGGTACAACTGGTAGCTCGTAAAAGGCGTATAGGAGAGTAATATGGCTATTAATAGAGCCCAACTGGCGAAAGAATTAGAACCAGGCCTTAACGCCTTGTTCGGAATGGAGTATTCTCGTTATGAGAACGAGCATGCTGAAATATTTGACCAAGAAGCAAGTGATAGAGCTTTTGAAGAAGAAGTAATGTTGGTTGGATTTGGCGAAGCTGCTGTGAAACAAGAGGGTTCAGCTGTACAGTTTGATACTGCGCAAGAATCTTTTACAGCTAGATACACTCACGAAACTGTTGCATTAGCATTCAGCTTGACTGAGGAAGCAGTCGAAGACAACTTGTACGATACTTTATCAGCTCGTTATACAAGATCATTGGCAAGATCAATGGCTTACACAAAGCAAGTAAAAGCAGCGAACATATTAAACAATGCGTTCTCTACTGCTGGTGGTGATGGTGTTTCTCTAGTAAACACAGCACACCCAACTGCTTTAGGTGGAACTTTCTCAAACAGAAACTCCACAGATGCTGACTTGAACGAAACCTCATTAGAGCAAGCGATGATTGATATCGCAGGATTTATCGACGAAAGAGGACTAAAAATTGCAATGCAGGGAAGAAAATTAATTATCCCAGTAAACATTCAATTTGTAGCGGATAGAATATTAGAATCTACCCTCAGAGTTGGTACGTCTGACAATGACATCAATGCACTCAGAAATATGGGTATGCTACCAGAGGGTTATGTAATTAACCACTATTTAACTGATACAGATGCATACTTTGTAAAAACTGATGCTCCTAATGGATTTAAACACTTCGTAAGAGCTGCCCTTACTACTGGTATGGAAGGCGATTTCGATACAGGAAACATGAGATACAAAGCACGTGAGAGATACAGCTTTGGATTTTCAGATCCTAGATGTGTATACGGATCACAAGGTTCATAAAAATTAATTGGATCCTCCCAAGGATAAAGGCGCTTGCGAGAGCGCCTTTTTTTATTTATACTAAAAGTAAGTATCCTAGATTAATTTAGTCATGCACACTGGCTAGGCAGACGTGTATAGAGACTGCGTGACGAGGGCTATACAACCAAGGAGGCAATATGGCTAACCCACATTTTCAGAACATGATCTTATGGGCTGGTAACACAGATGTTACAGAGCAGAAAAAAGATCAACCAATGTTCATGCCGTATCCATCAGATCAAACTTTCTATGGATATTTTAATGACTTTATGACGTATACTGCAACTGACTGGACGATTACATCAACAGACGGTGGCGGAGACTCAGGTGAAGTTATACAAGCTACCAGCTCGGCTGGAGGGGCTTTACTAATTACAACTAATGATGCTGATAATGACTCGGAAGAGTTACAGCTAAAAGGTGAGGCGTTTAAATTAAGCACTAGTAAAAAAGCATATTTTTCTACTAGATTTAAATTAAGTGATGCAACAGAATCAGATATGTTGATTGGTTTAACAATTACAGATACTACTGCTATTGATGGTGTAAGCGATGGAGTATTTTTCGGTAAAGATGATGGCGATACAAATCTTGATTTTGTAGTAGAAAAAGATTCTACTGAAACTGAAGACGCTGGAATTCATACTATGGAAGATGATACTTTTGTAACTGCTACATTCTTTATAGATCCTGATAGATCTGCAGTTTATTATTCAATTAATAATGCAGCGCCAGTGAAAGTAGCTAACACTAATTTACCAGACGATGAAGAGCTGACTGTAACACTTGCAATTCAAGCAGGGGCGGCAGCGGCTAAATCATTAACTGTAGATTACGTAAGTGCTATAGTTGAAAGATAGGAGTTAACAATGTTTGCTCTTAAGAACAAAGAACTAACCGCAAGTGGTCAAGTAACAACTAAAGTATCGGCAGGCACTAATACACTTAGCGCCCCAGCTAGAGTTGTTGCACTAAACATTAAATGTGGTGGAACGCAGGGCAAAGTAGATTTAATAGATAACGGATCCGGTGGAACTGTTAAATATACAATCGTAACTCCTGCAATTGGTTCTGGAGAGGATGAATATTTACAAGTTAATTTTCCTGATCCAGGGCTAAGATTTGAAACTGATTTATTTGTTTTCTTTAACCAAGCTACGTCTGTTGGTGTAGTTTATGGCTAGAAGACGCGATAAGCAGCCACCAAAAACAAAGAAGTATTTCCGCCCCACTAAACAAGGGGCGGGAATGACAGCTGCAGGGGTAGCTAAATATCGTCGTGATAATCCAGGTTCAAAATTAAAAACAGCTGTAACAGGCAAAGTAAAACCAGGATCGAAGGCCGCAAAGCGTCGTAAGTCATTCTGTGCTAGAAGTGCAGGGCAAATGAAAAAATTTCCAAAAGCAGCTAAAGATCCTAATTCAAGATTAAGACAAGCTAGAAGACGTTGGAAATGTTAAGATTAATCATAATATTACTGTTTGTTACAACACAAGTTTTTGCCGAAACGAACACTGTATCTAGCACGGTTGTGACCAATTCTACACCACCTACTGCAAGCTCACCTAGTGTTGTTGTAAATAATTCAGATGTTTGTAAGACAGCAGTAGCCGGCGCCGTGCAGACCCAGATTCTTGGAATTTCGTCGGGAATTACGGTGACTGATGAAAATTGTGAAAGAATTAAATTAGCAAGATCTTTATATGCTTCAGGCATGAAAGTAGCTTCTGTGTCAATATTGTGTCAAGATCCACGTGTTTTTGACAGTATGACTATGGCAGGCACCCCGTGCCCATACATGGGTTCAATCGGAGTTGACGCTGAAACAGGTTGGAAAGAGAATATGGACATGATTCCTGAAGGCAGTCTGATTTATGCAAAATGGAATGATGAAGTAAATCAAATAAAAGTTAAAGAAGGAGTTGAAAGCGATGGAGCAAAACTGGCGAAATTTATTATTGCTGCTATGGTTATGCACTCTGGTATCGTTACCTTCTTCCCTTAATGCTACCTGCCCTGTCACAGCGACAGGAGTTTGTACACCTGGAGTAGAAGAAACAATCGTAATAACAGAAACAGAGTCAATAGAGTATGAAGCTGATGGTCATACTGTAACCACAACCACGACGACTGATACTACAACAGTTACAATAACAAATGAAGACTCAGGTAATATACTAGATAGCAGTAATGGTTTTGTTCCTACAAATAAAGACGGTAAAATGAACGTAGACTGGGGGGGACAAAGGCCCGGCTAATATGCCTTCAGGGAATAATTGTTATCAATTAGGTTCAGACAAGTGCGCACAAATTACAGGATCAGGTAACTCAACGTCGACCATGGGCGTGAGCGGAATGGGTACGACTTTTATACAAACAGTAGACATATCTGAACTAGACATCGAAAATGGAGGTAGAACGAACTATTCTATCAAAGTAGATAAGAGAGATGCGCAAGATCGTATTGTCATGCACATTACAGGAAAAAATGGCAATACAAGTGTATTTGCTGGAACAGACATTTTATCAGAATCTGGAGTAAGTAGTGGCTATCAACAATATACAGGTGGTTTTGATTTTTCAGGAACCATTACAAAATTAACAATAGAAATTTCGGGACGCGATATAAACCTAGCAATTGGACCGCTTTTTGATGATGTCGAAATAAACGTATTATACAATGTCGTGTCCACAATAGTAACACAATCAATAACATCTGTAGAGATGTGGGTTGCTTACGGAGGCAGCACAGAAACAGAAG